ATTGTGTAATCCAAATGCCCGTGGTGTTCAGCTTGAAGCGTTTGCCGGACTTGATCCAGCGGGTGATAGCCGAGTTTCTCATAGAGGTCATGGCATTGGCCCAGCTTAGATTATAAATATTCTTATGTAATAATAAATGGCATACCAACTTCAGCCTGGTCTTGCGATCGTTCAGAATTCGGGTGCTCTCCCAGCAGTGAAAGCGACGGAAGAAGTCTTCGTGTACCCTCAGCCCAGTTCCATCAATTGTGGTGGATGTCGGCCAAATACCATGTTGTGGGGGACAGCCCCATACATGGCGGGTAAAGGTTCTCCAGCGCAATACATTGATGTGAGTGATCAACTTCGTCCCCAAACAACCTCTAGATTTAACAAGGTTGTCGTTCCAACATATGAGCGTAACCTATTCCCACTCTCCAATATGGAGTGCAAGGTCCCCCTTCGCACATTGAGTTATGAGCCAGAAAGTACCCGTGCGGAACTCCAGAACGGACTCTTCCAACAAAGATACGCTAATAAAAATGTTACTAGAAAATAAGAATGGCCGATCCTATTTCACTTGCAGCCGTTGCTGGTCTAATTTATGCTGGTCGTGCTTTGAGTAACAATTCCGAACCCGCGCCTGTTGTTCAACAAGTCCCCGAGACTACACAGCCCGTTGTTTACAATGACGACATGGTCCCAGAATTTATTGAACAGGAGTTTGAACCTCGTGTAGAAATACAAAGTAAGAGAGAAATGGAGAGTTTCGCTGATATTGGTCGCCAACAAAGAAGTGGTGGACAGGAGATTCTCAACATGAGAAACCGCATGTATGACACGGGTCGTATGAATAACCTTTCACCAATTGAGAAGCAGTTGGTTGGTCCAGGTTTGGGTGTCAGTGCTGATACACCCGCGACTGGTGGTTATCAACAAATGTTCAGGGTGAACCCAATCAATGTTGGCGAATACAAGCTCACAACTCTCCCAGGGCGTTCAGGTCCAGCCGCCGACATCACCGGTGGTCGCGCAGCTGTCGTGGGTCAATTGACTCACAATAAGCCAGAAACCACCGCATTTTTGCCTTCTCGCCTTCCAACGATGTTTGGTCGTGCGCAGGGTATGTCTGGTATGATCCCACGCCAAGAACATGAAAAGACAAAGAGAATCACCAACCGTTCCGAAACTGGACATCGCGCGGATGGTTTGGGTTTCAATGGGGCGAAGCGTTTTGTTTCAGCCCAGACGATGCCACAAGATCCAACTCGTTTCAAGAGCGATCGCAATGATCAACAGTTTGCTCACTACAGCCACGCGGCTCCAGGTATTACCAACTTCAGTGGCGCTTATGCGACCAGTGCGGCTGCTCAGATCACTACAAAGAACAATGAAGAACTCATGAAGTATGGTTTCAGACCAGAAGACAGACGGGGTAAGGCGAACCGTATGGGTAATGCGGGGCGTATGAATGTCAGAGAGTCCGCACTCAAGCAAGGTGGTGCTCTCACGGCTGTGCGCGTGGATACAAGCCGAACTGACGGACGCTTCGCTGCCGCGAATGGTGGTTGGACTCAAAACTATCAACAGAAACCTTTCCACCAATTCAATGCCTACAAGGGCAACGAGAATCCCAACTCAAGATGCTTGGACATCGCGAAGAGACAACTCCAGAACAACCCATTGTCGCATCACATTTATTAGATTTATTCCAGCCCAATTTAGACAAAAACAATCATTAAAATATTGTGCCTATATTTTAATGAAGGTCCATACCCTTGACATAGATAGTAGCGAAAGAGATACTAATGTGTATCCTTATGCGAACAACTATGTTGTGACACTTAAGGAACCAATTTATGATGTCACCCAGATTAAACTAGTGTCTGCTCGCATTCCAACACCCCAATTGACGACATGCGCAACAAATAAGACTTTTAGTGTTTATGATTCAGGTGCCCCCAACGACACCATTGAAATTACCCTTGATGAAACGAACTACACGGATGGTGACGCTTTGGCGAGTGATTTAGACCTCAAAATGCAACCCCCTCTCTCATGTATTGATCAAGTTGTGTTTGACTCGGATACAAACGCACTTACATTTTCAAATACAACAACAAGTAATACATTTTCTCTTGAATTTTTTGATGGTACAAACGGTTATCTCAGTAATGCTGTCGTTACAACACCCCATCAAGTTTTAGGGTTTTCATCTAAAAATACAACTTTGGGAAGTAGTGTTATTTCAGGTTCAATCAACTTGGATGGCCCAAACTCTCTCGTTATGAAATTGACGAGTGGTTCTGATGAGTTTACAAAAACTATTTATTCTGCGACACCGTTTTACACTGGACACGTCTTATTAAATGGTACAGATTCCATAAACTATAGCCATGCGGATGATCCACTAACACATGAGTTCTATAAAGGTCCTCAAAAGTTTATTCGTGATGTCAATATTGAATTTTTCTATGTGAGTCACGGGCGTCACATTCCATATGATTTTAGGGGACAGGATCATATATTGAAGTTTGAAATTACAGGTTCTACAGACAAACTTGAAGGATTACCAAAAGTTCCCCTAGAAGATGTCAAGAAGGCTTTGCCGCCACCAATAAGTATCCCTGAACTTGTAGTGGATACTTATAGATGGAAAGAGTATCTCTCCATTGGAGTGATTGTGTTTATTGGAATTGTTCTCTTGTCTCTGATGAAGCGACGCCCAAAACTTAGCGAGTAATCGCGAAGACTGGTTGCGCTGGCTTGGAGACGCGAGTGGAGATGCCTGAAACAACCATGTAGACCGCAATGGACAACAAGGTGGTGAGGATCGCGGTGAGGGTGTACTGGGTACCACCGTTCTTTGGCACCTTAATCACTTGTTGGATCATCCAACGGACCAAGTCCATCCAGCTCATCGCGGCCGCAAAGGAGAAGCCCGCGACGATCGCGTTGAGGGATTGGGTTTCCAATTCTTGGGTAACGAGGTTAACAGTCTTGAGAGCTTGGGCGGTCATGTCAGCCATGGTGGAGTTTTATACTGTATATTCAGAAAATTATCTACTCTGGTAACAACTCTTCCTTCTCAACAATCTTCTTGTACTTTGGTCTCCTGACAATTTGAGATTTAGCAAATATTTGCTCCTCCTCGTCGTCGGAATCTCCATCAGTGCTACTATCCTCGTCAGCTGTAACTCTGAACGATTTATATTCAGAAATTGTCCAACCCTCCGGCTCCGATGTACTCATTACTATTAATAGCATTTTTTAACATCTCTTCTACCGGACTTTGAGGAACCCAAGTATCCCAGCGATCACAGGCTTCATTCATCTGCCTGAATGTGGGATCTTCCCCCGAGTATCTCACAAATGGTGGACACTCACCCGGTTCAACCTCTTCAATGTCCTCCTCGTCTGAGGATTCTTCGTTGTAAATCTCTGGAAAGAGAGAACCGATATCCTGCCCAACCGTATACATAACACAATACTTGATTGCGTATTCCATATCTTCTGAAAGCACCGTATCACGACCACAAGCTTTGGAATATTCTGCTGCGAGTATCATACTTCTCTCAAGAACTGGGAGGAGAATACCCATGAGCGCATCTTGCTGAGATTGTTCATAGGCACCTGAAGTTTCACCAAAACCCGTTTTCATCATCTTTCTTAGTATTTCAAATCAAAAAGAGTTCGGGCAGTTCCCTCACCCACACGAAGGATGTTGTGACTTAATGCGTAGACGCGAACTTGTCTTTCATAATCGGCACAAGGTGTGAGACTTAGGTTGAGGATTTGCTCCTTTACGAGACTAAAGTTCACCTGACCCGTGGGATACCACTTTTCGGGTTCAAGGGCAAAACTATATGAGTAAAATCTTCTCAAAAGTTGTGTCTTGGAGTGATGAATCGCCGCCTGTACAGCTTTGAGAAATATAACATTGCCTGTTTCTTGAGTAATTATTGGTTGACCATCTAGGTCAAGAGTGAGATAATCCAGGTTTTCGTAGAGAATGTACTTGTTACTTGTTTGATCTAAAGTATTATCGTAGTCAAATGGTGTTATGAATTCACCCTCACCAGTTCCAATGTCACCCTGTCTTTGAATGACAAAGTAAAGTTCCTTTACGGGATTGTAAAAATCCAACTTGAAGCGTCCAGATTGTCCACCCTGTGCGATATCAAAAATGTTTTGTTGCACCTGTGTGATTGTGTAGTCTCTCTTCTCATTCTCAATCTTGAGTCTCTCACATGGATCAATAAAAATGACTTCCGAACAGAGTGTGAATTCTACAATTTTGAGAACTTCACTAAAATCCTGTTTCGTACCATCAACCTTTACCACGAGGTCTTTATAGTTTCTAAGTTTTACTTCAACTTCAACTTCCTGTTTTTTAATGGCACAAAGGGGGATTGCGAGTTCCGGATTATTCAAAAAGTAAAATGGCAAATCAACAAAACATGTCTGAATACTGTCTGATGTTCCAAGATGACATAAAATGGCACTATCTGAAACTCGGGTTGACACCGATCTCTCTGGATACTTGCCAACCAAATATTCAAGTGCTCGTTGCTTTGTTTGAGTCACATTGTGTTCTGAGTATATCTGAAGATAATCACTCGTTAATCTTTGTATAATCTTACCCCCAATGATAAGATCAACAGATTCAATGAGAGCGTGACCAACTGAATCTATGTACCCCAAAAAACCAGTCTGTATTTCTGGAAGTTTAATTTTCAAACTGAGAGTTGTGAGAAGATCACCCACATTTTGACCTATTCTAAATCTCGCCTTTCCACCAAAGTCAACCGCTGTCTCTGGATCTATGTTTACATATTCTCTTGCAAAGTTTGAATGTTTCTTAAAACTTTGCAAAAAGTATGTGTAGTCTGGGTCTACAGTGAAAAACCTGTCTTGGAGACCAGATGCTTCAAGCTGAATACGCCCAGCCATTACTATTATAAGACTCTAAAATTTTAAACCAGCTAATCCACCACTGACACGAAGTAAGTTGTAATTTACAGCATAAATCCTGGTGTTGTTATTATCAACTGAATTAATTGGATCTATCTCAATTGTAAGAAGTTTATGAGTGATGCGACTCATATTGACTTGTCCAGTTGGATAATATACTTCTGGTTGAAGAGCGAAACTATACATAGCAAAATCTGATTTCAGATAATTGTAAGATGCACTGTAGTTATATGGCGAATTTACATGATGTTTAAAAGCTTGTTCATATACAAGAAAGTCGTTATCTCTATCAAAAACAATTGTATTATTAAATTGAAGTTTTATATTTGAAATTGTATTGTAGCGGTGTGGATGATTATCACGAACTGCCTCTTCTGATTGCGAAACAAAGAAAAGTTCCCTCACTGGATGTGAAAAGTTGAGCATGACAGACTTTGTATTTTCACCCGCATTCATCACAAACTTTGACATTTGAACTTGTGTGATTACATAATCAAGTGGTCTAGACATCATAAAGTTTCTTTCATTGTCTGTGAGAAATACAAATTCATTATCAAGTGAAAACTTTTTAATGTTAGCGGTAACACCCGCAGAAGCACCACCGTTTATCAATTCAGGGAGTGATCTCAATTTTATCTTCACCTCAACCAATTGTTTCGTGAGAGCACATGTTGGTATAGCTAAACTTGGATTTCGGTAAAAGTAGAATGGTAAATCCATAAAGTAAGTATATTCAGTACCAGCTGCGTATGTTAAAACATTACTATGTCCATTCAAGAAGTACAGCGTTTGATTGATGTCATCGTCTGTGTTATGGAGTTGTTGATGCATGTAAATGTACTCACCTGTGATTTTCTCAACAGTTTGACCACCTATGAGAAGCTCGGCACTCTCCACCAAGTGTGAGATGATGGATGGAGACCAGTTATCACCGTTTGGGACTGGATCATCCAGGGTAACTTTAATAGTCATATTACTCACAAGATCCCCTTTATCGTTGGGTACACGCGAGATGATTGTCTTTCCAAAGTCAATGTCTCCATCAAACTGACTTTCAACATAATCTATCGCAAACTTTGTATGTCTTCTAAAATTCATCAGGAAATATGAAAATTGTGGATCTCCTGTGAGCCATTGGTCTTGG